CCTGATACTGATCTTCCATTTGAATCTCCTAAATTGTTTTGTATTCTTGGCTAAAAGCCATTAGTTTTTCATTCAAATTATCAATATCTGAATGAATTTCTTTTTCTGTCTTATGTTTTACTATAAAAGATATCTGCTTAACTGTAAAGGTTACGCCGAAGTATAAATATAGCAAAAGTTTTTCATATTGTGATAAATACCTATAAAAATCAAAATTTTCAAATAGTGAATTGATATTAACATCACTATAGAATATTTCATCATTAATATCTTTGTTTTTATCAAAATAATCATTTATACTCTTACTGTTATATCTATATTCATCATCATCAATAACATTATCTTCATGCTCAGTTAAAGTTTGAATATGAGCTGTTACATCATTGGAGGCTTTTCTAACTAAGTCATACATCTTATATTGGACCATCTTTTGTATGAAATATATACAATCACAATCGCCAATAACCTTCATCTTTTGTACAATTTCAATTAGAAATTCTAATAGCTTATTATACATATCTTCATATGAGTAATGCCTTAATGTCCATCTAATCCTTTGCGCAACTTGCATATATGTCATATTAGTAGTTCCAACTCTTTCTTCAAGAGTTAAAAACATGCCTAAAAACTTCTTCATATATGGTGTTATAAACATACCTTGTTGTGGATCAGGAGGGGTACATATAAGAGTATAAGTATTTACTATACCTTGTAAGTTATCCAGTATCAATATCATATCTTTATTATCTAATGATGCCTTATACTTTTTAACTAACTCAGTAACAATACCAAAGTTATTAAAATCTCTCTTCTTTGAAGTTTTTTTGTTAGAAGAAATGTCATTTAGATTCATTATATAAAATAACTCCATACTTGGCAATACAATATGCATCTGCTAAATCATAAAGAAATTTAACATTAAGTTTATTGTCTGTCAAGTATTTTTTAAACTCAGATATAACATTATTTGGAACACATGATAAAGCAACTTCTTTTACCTTTAATCCAGACTTACCAGAATTTTCTTTTTTAAAAGATTTTAATTCTTCTTTTTGCTCTTTAGAAAATACTTTAGCTCTCCAGGATACCGGTGGAACAGTATGATACTCAGTTCCATTTTCATATAGTTTAAGTTTAATACTCCAGAAATTACCAGCAATAATATCTTTAGCTAATGATGGAGAATTAAATGCTAATCCTTCTATAATAATTATTAAGTTATTACTATTGCCACAGAAGGTTAATATTTCATTTCTATTGTAAATGAGCAAATCTTCATTGTCAAGCGTTTTTGCATTAGAGGTTATAACTTTACATCCAAGGAACTTATATTCTTCGTCTAAAGCAACAGCAGCACTATTCCTAAGCGCTAAATCAATCCCCACAATTCTCATTTTTAAAATCCGTTAATGCAATAAGTATTTGTGTATATGTATAGTCGAAAGGAATCTCAATTAAAGGTATACTTTTAGACTCACACACTGTCCTTAATTTTGCATCTCTATCAAGTTGTTTTGTATACGTTATCATAGAATCAATCTCATTTTTACCAAAACCGCTAGCTTTATAATGTTGAATCCCATGAACTTCTACACAAAGATTATATTCAGGTATATAGAAATCTAACAAAATACCAGAATGTATTTTACTCTTTGTTATTTTTGATAGATCGACCTCTGTTTCTACTTTTTGGAACAGCATCTTTAATATCTGATGTACTATCTTGCTTTGTTTCGACATCATCCACCTTTGTTTCTATAGCAGATACAGTATTATTTGCTGCTAACGAATAATTGGAATTAACCCATTGTTTTGATAATTCAGCATATACTTGTACTGATCTATCAAGCATATTTCTTCCAGCAAATGAAGTTCTTGGTAAATACACCTTACCACAGAATAAACATTTAGCAACCGGAATAGAGACATCTTCATTATCAATTTTAGAGTTAGGGGTAGAAGCATGAAATATAAACTTACTTTCAATATAAGTCTTAGCTTTAATTTCATCAAAAAACACTGAACCACAGTCACATTTAAGTAATTCTTCAATATTCTCCATTAGATCTCCTTAAAACATTCTTCTTTAATATTACAAGAGTTACAATTCAATAAATTCTTAAATAGAATTGGATCTAATATTTTAGGAATAAACTGAACTGCAGTTTCATATAATTTACTAAAACTATCTTTCTTATATGTAAATTCTAATATATTATCTGAATAAAAAGGATCAATAATTTTAACAGTAATATCTTTTTCTATACTACTAGCTAAAAAAGAATATTGAATTTTATAATGTATCCACTCAGTATATTTGTTCTTATTTACAAAAGTAGATAGATCAGCTAATTCTACAATAGTTATCTTATCTTGGTCAAATGGATCAACCATAATAAAATCTACAATATCTCTGAATATAATATTAGTCTTTTGAATAGGAACTTCAATAGGAACATTATATCCAATAAATATATTATCAGAAAATACAGATAGCATATTATTAAGTTTATTTATAATAACATTACCATCAATACTGTTATTATGAAAATAATTCTTAAAGTATTTATTAGTATACATTATTCTATAATCATGTAAAGCTAATTTTTTACCAGATTCCATTTCCTGTAACGCAAATTTAGATATTGTATTTCTTAACCACAGGATATCTTTATCTTTTGATTCTCTATCCATACTTCTAGAGGTTTTAGATGCAGCTACTTTATTAAGAACATCAATTAATGTTTTAGAACTAATATCAGTTTTGTTACTCTTATTTATGATATTAAAAGCAAAGTAATAAGGACAATGTAAATATTCATCTAATTGATATTTGTATATATACATTACTTCTTGTCTCCTTTAACTTTGTTTTCTTCTTTAGGTTTATTTTTTTTATTAATGCTAATCCATTTTTCAGCTTCGTCATAATCTACTTCATCATATAAAGAAATATTAGGATAAAATTTAAAGTTAATAGAACCTTTAAATTCAGATATTTTATTCTTAAGAAATATAGCTTCTATTAATGGTCCAGTAGTATGCTTTACAACATAACCATGATCTTCTACATAGTCAAGAGAATCATAATTAAAGAATCTAATAGCTTCTTCTCTCTTAGCATTAATTTCATTCCATAAGAATATAATCAGATTAGCATCATACTGAAGAGAACCAGTTTCAGCAATACTATTAGGATCAGTAACTCTTTCATACATATTAAACTTAGTCATTTCTACAGTACATACACATACACAATCATATTTAGTTGTGTATGATTTAATCATACTTGAAATATATTTAATACGTTCTCTTTCACCATCAGAACTCATTTCAGTATGTAATCTATGTAAGTTATCACATGTGCTATATATATTTCTATTAGGATATTTATTCCTATAATATGATATTAATTTACCATAATATTCTACAGTTGATCCATGACTAATATCTTTAATAATTAGTCTTTCAGAGATAATCCAGTCCATTACCTTTTTAAATGCAGCTTCTCTTATTTGCATCTTTTCTTCATCAAGGTAATTACCAGGTCTTTCAATCCATTTAATAGGCATTTTTGATATAATAGCAACTAATCTATTAAAATAAATATCTCTAGAGTCATCATTAGTATAAGCAACTACCATCGAATCTTCATTATTTTCTAATACATTAATGTAAGTGCTTAATATCATGGCACTTTTGCCTGCATTAGGGCTAGCTACAATTAAACAAAATGCTTCTCTAGTTGGCAATGGAGAATACTTATCAAATAAAGGAAATCCAGTTTTAATAGTTGGTTCTATCTTGCCAGACTCTTCTCTTTCTTTCAGTGCCATAATGCTTCTTAAACATTCTTGAGTAGACATTAAATCAGTATTATCATCAGATTTATTTAGATCTACTAGTCTACTCTCAATAAGATTCATTGCAGTATTTAAAGCATTAGGGTTATGTTTAATAAGATCCTTAGCTTCATCTAATACTTTAATAGCAAATTCACTTTTACGATCCTGTGAATTAGATATTTTTTGATCAACCTCCTCATTTAATACATCTGGAGGAATGTCTAATATATTAGCAATATTATTTATTAATCTTAATCTTGTTACTGGAGATCTTTCATTAGCAATTAAATTAGCTAATATAGATGCAGTAGCATATTGGTCCTGATTATGTTCAATCTCTTTAATTGCTAGCCATTCTAAACAATGAAGTTCTTGCAATAGTTTAATAGCATCACAACCATGCTTACGAATTAATTCATCTGGATCTTTAATGTCTGAATATTCTGATATATCTAATATAGAAAAATCAATAGGTAATTTACCAAAATTGGTATGAATAATATCCTTAATCTTGGCAATACCTCTTGTATCATTATCTAAGAATAATACTATATTAGTAACGCCAAAAGATATTAACTTCTGCAATGTTTCATTAGATAGTTCTAGTCCACCTAATGCAATTACGTTATCAAATCCACTAAGTTTTAAGTTATGTCTACAGCCATGACCTTCAACAGCAATTATCTTATGGAAATTCTTTACATCTTGAATGCCATATGGAAATAATCTTTTCTCATATACACCAGGACAATTAGCTGATGAATTATACTTAATAGGAGCTTTTTCTTTTATTAATTCGTTTGAAAAGTCCTTTTTATCATATTCAGCACGTTTCTCTTCATACTTAGTATCCCTAGAATAAAAAGCAATAGGGGAATTGTTATCATCATAAATAGTAAATATAACACTATCAACATTAAATATATCAGATCTAAATAAACCTGCTGTTTTAATAAACTCATCTGTAAATCCTGCTGTTTTTAATATATTTCTAATATTCTGAAATTGAGTTCCACCAACAACACCAAGTTTAATAGATCCTTTTTCTGCCCACTTACGTTTCCTAATTTCTTTTAAAAAAGCTTCACTAGGATTCTGATCAGTTATTTCTTGAAGATATTCTGCTACTACCTTATATGCCTTAATATAATTATACTTAAAAGCATGAGATACATATTTAGAACTATCTCCCTGAATAGCAGAAGTATCAACATTAAATAACCTAGCAAGATACATAACATTCTCTGATATAAAATCTTCTCCAGATAATGGCTTACCTTCAAGGATATTAGCAACAGTAAATATATCCATAGCAGGAGCAGAACATGAAAAACACTTTACGAATACTCCATTATAAATGGAGGCAGATGGAGTTTTATCTTGATGATTTGGATTTAAACAAGAAAATTTCTTACTAGTATCAATACCATGTTGAGATAGATAATCAGGTAACTTAACTCTTAAATGAGATATTAATCCATCTAAAGTAGTAATCATTACAACTCCTAAATAATAATTTTCTTCTCTGGTGGAGCTATAAGGCTACCAAATATTTCAGCTTCATAGTTCACATATAGCATTGACATACCTTCTGATACGTCAATTTCAATAACATTGCTCTTGCTAAACAGGCACCACTCTTCTTTAATGAAAAGTGCAGCAACAGCAACCTTGCCATCCTGCTGCGGTATAACTCTAAATGGATGTTTTAATTTAATAAATCCATTAAGGTCATATTCTTCTTCACCAATCAGTGTACCTTGATTAGTAACAAAAGCTCTAACTTTTTCCTTATTTACCATTCTAAAATTTTCCTTCTGTAATAAAATTATTTTTATTATAAGAATACTTAGTTAATAATGTAAATCCAATAGCTGCTTTGATAATACCTAATATAATAGCAACTTGTCTTAACCTTAAATCATTCATATTTCACCGAATAATATATTTAAATTTCTTAATACATGTTTCAATTCTAATTGCTCAGCCTTATTTTTAAATACATTTATGTTAGGCTCAATTGATACTGGATAATATTTAGCATTATAATCTAATGTAGCCAGCTGTAATGATAATGCTAATGTATCTCTTTTAGTACCAATCATATTTCCATTATTATCTGTTACAATTAAATGTTTCTTATATTTAGCTGGTAGATTATCAAATATATGCTTATCATACACTTCTAGTATATGGTTAGTATTAGTTATAATATACTCAGCAGCTTTAGGTCCAATACCTTTAAGTAAATTAAAATTATCAGCAGCATCACCACATAAAGCTAAATATTCATTAAATCTATTAGGAGTAAAATTAAACTTATTAATAAACATATCTCTAGTAAAATAACCACCATCTTTATATATACTAATATTAGGTACATCTAATAATGGAAACATATCTTTATCTCTACTAGCAACAACAACTTCACAACCAAAAGAGGCATACATAACTGCTAAGGCGGCCATAATATCATCAGATTCAGCATTATCAGATGAATAGCATTCAACATTAGGAACTAGTCTTAACATATCTAATCCAAGCTCCATTTGCCTTGTTATACCTTCAGGCTTTTCACCACGTTGACCTTTATATGTATCTAATAGTTTAGTTCTCTCTAATTGACTTCTAGGAGGATCAAACGCTATTAGTATGTCCCAGCCATCTTTTAATTTATCTATAATTTGTTGAAATACAAGATATAAGCCACCAGTCATAACACCTTTAGCTGTTTGCAATGGATATTTTCCTTTTCCATTGCATTTAATACATTCAGGATCTTTATTGCATTTGCAATCAATAGTAAAAGCATAACTTCCTGAATAGACATAATAAGAAAAATCAACTATCCATTTCTTACTATTACTATCAATCATACGTGGCATTATTTTTATTTTCCCTTCTTTTGTTTTGGTAGCTG